TTGACCCAGGAACTGTTGGGTTGGCACCGGCTTTAACAACAGCTTGGTCTGTTGAATTTTCGGGAACTACGGGAGCTTCATCTACAGTTGTCTTTAACTTTAATGGAACAACTCCTTTCCCAACCCCAATTCAAAATCACTTGGGTCAGTACACTACATTTAATGGTGGAAGTTCAAGTGTGAGTGGAGACATGCAGAATTTTATTTATAGTTTGGCAATTGACCAAATTATAAGTGGTGGTACTTTATCTGAATCATCAGTCGCATACTTTGGTAGTATTGATGATGCTGATTACGCATATTTGAATACTTGTACAATTGGTCAACCATGTTACACAAATGAGACAAACGTATTTGGTGTAAACAATGTTGAAATAGGTATGAATGATTTGGAGAACGACGAAAACGATTCTTGGTTCTATGCGATGTTTGATAATGTTGGTAGTTGTAACTATTCAGGATATTCTTATTTCACTGTTTTAAATAATATTGATAATAGTTGGTCCACTCCTGATGAATTCTCAGGTGTTGTATCAGGTAACTTATACACATATTCAGGTGTTTCTTATTGTGATTATGATAATATGGTTGTTGCGACTTTAAGGTCAAGAGGTTTGGCGACATATTTTGGAACAAACACAGGTCCAAGATATTTCTGTACAGGAGCAACTCTTGATTGTAGTTCAGTTTCAACATACGCAGACATTGCTAAAAATCCTTACGCAACATTTGCTATTACTGGTTCAACAATTGAAAATACTACATTCAGTTTCGAAACTTCTTTGGCTGTGAATCAAGCAAACTATTTAACAAAAGTTTTTGGTAGAACAAACTTTGGAAAAGAAGAGGCTGACGTACCAGTATTTGTTGAAGAAGTATTCCCAACACTTTTGAATAATTCTTACAATCAAGGATATATTCGTGGTTTGAATTGTGGTTTCATCGATTTACCCGGAGCAAGAAGTAATGACCCATCGTCTATTGGATATTATTTACAAAGATACCAAAGTGCGGAATCTCCTTGGGTTGTTTCTCAATTGGAGGGAAGTAAAGTAACCAAATTATTTAAAGCTTATACAATATCTGATGGTGATTCATCTAACGTAGAAGTAAAAATTTCTATTTTGAATATTTCATTCAATAATGGTACATTTGATTTGGCGGTTCGTAGTTATTCAGACACTGACTCCAATCCTATTTACATTGAAAGATTTACAAATTGTAATATGGACCCAGCATCAAATTCTTATGTAGGTAAGAAAGTTGGTAGCGTTGATGGTCAATACGCATTACTTTCTAAATACATAATGTTGGAATTGAATGAAGAAGCACCTATCACTTCATTACCATGTGGTTTTGAAGGATATGGTTTCAGATTATACGATGGTCAAACAAGTCCATTCCCAACATACAAAACTAAATACAATTATCCTAACGAAATTATTGCTAACCCACCATTTGGTTCTGCGTTTGGTGGAGATAATGCGGTATATAGTTCAGGTGACAAAATCAGACAAACATTCTTAGGATTCTCAACCGCATTTGGATATGGTTGGGACCCTGACTACTTTATGTATAAAGGAAGAAGAAACCCTGGTTTGTTATGTCCACCTACAGAGTCAAGTCCTTGGGATTACTTGTCAAAAGGTTTCCACATGGATTCAGGAGCAACAGTTGTAACAATTCCAAGTTACTACTCAACTTCAGGAACTCCAATGTTTGAAGTAGGTGATACTTCTTTCCAAGAAGACCCAACCGACCCAGCTAACCCATACTACACTATTCAATCACGTAAATTTACTTTCTTGGTTCAAGGTGGTTTTGATGGTTGGGACATTTATACAAGAAGAAGAACAAATGGTGATGGTTTCATAATTGGTGGTAGTAACTGGGCAAACGGAGCGTGTGATGTTTTAGGAAGATATCCAAAAGCATCTCAATCAGGTATGTTTAAAAACATTGCGATTGAACAAAACGCAAATGATTGGTCAACAACTGACTACTACGCATACTTGTTAGGTATTAATACATTTAACAACCCTGAAGCAGTAAACATCAACGTACTTGTAACTCCTGGTATTGATTATGTAAACAACTCAAACTTGGTCGAGGCAACAATCTCTATGGTACAAGAACAAAGAGCTGACTCATTGTATATTTGTACAACACCTGACGTTAATGTATTGTTACCAACAGTGACTGTTGATGACATTATTTATCCTTCACAAGCGGTAAATAATTTATATGACACAGGTATTGATTCAAACTATACAGCAACTTACTATCCTTGGATTTTGGTTAGAGATACTGTTAACAATACACAAATTTATATTCCACCAACAGGTGAAGTTACAAGAAACTTAGCTTTAACTGATAACATAGCATTCCCATGGTTCGCATCAGCGGGTTACACAAGAGGTTTGGTAAACTCAATTAAAGCGAGATAGAAACTTACACAAGAAGAAAGAGATACATTGTATCAAGGTAGAATTAACCCAATCGCAACATTCTCTGATGTTGGAACAGTAATTTGGGGTAATAAAACTTTACAAATTAAAGAATCTGCATTTGATAGAATTAACGTAAGAAGATTGTTATTACAAGCTCGTAAGTTGATTTCAGCTGTAGCTGTAAGATTGTTGTTTGAACAAAATGACGAAAAAGTTAGACAAGATTTCTTGGATTCTGTAAATCCTATATTGGATTCAATCAGAAGAGACAGAGGTTTATACGATTTCCGTGTGACCGTTTCATCTGACCCAGAAGATTTGGATAAAAACCAATTAGTTGGTAAGATTTATTTGAAACCAACTAAATCGTTGGAATTCATCGATATCGAGTTCTTGATTACTCCAACTGGAGCATCTTTCGAAGATATCTAATAAAAAAAATATAAAGGGGTCTAATTTGACCCTTTTAGCCGTAATATAATTGATGAAAAAATTAAATGTAAAATTGGTTGAGGGTTTCACCGAACACGGAACACCTAGTTTAAAATATTATGCTTTTGACTGGGATGACAACATAATGGTAATGCCGACCAAAATTATGGTACTAGATGAAAATGGTAATGAAGTTGCCATGAGTACTGAAGATTTTGCTGAACACAGAGTAAATCTTGGAAAAAAACCTTTTGAATATAAAGGACATACAATTGTTGGTATGGACCCAACAACTGCGTTCAGAAATTTTAGAACCGACGGAGACGACCAATTTAAAGTTGACGTATTTAAAGCAAAAAAAGGTCCCGTATGGAATGACTTTGTTGAGGCAATTAATAATGGTTCAATATTTTCAATCATTACCGCGAGAGGTCACTCACCACAAACTTTGAGAGACGCGGTTTACAACATGATTGTGATGAATTTTGATGGTATAGACCGTAAACAACTTGTGAAAAATTTAAAAAAGTTCCGAACCTTTATGGATATGGAGAATAAGAGTGACAAACAATTAATAAACGATTATTTGGACATGTGTAAGTTTTACCCTGTGAGTCACGGTGCGAGTGTGGAGGCAAATCCTGAAGAAGCAAAAGTGGAGGCGATGAAAGAATTTGTGAGTTATGTAAAGCAATTGTCAGAAGAACTTCACCAACAAGCCAGAATTAAAAATTTGGTAATGAACAGATTTTTACCCACTATAGGATTTTCTGATGATGATTTAAGAAATGTTGAATTAATGAAGAAAAAGTTTGAAAAAGAACCAGATAATATCTTACAAACTTATCTTACTAAAGGAGGAGTTAAGAAGAAATATTAAGCTTTTAACCGGACTAGTGGAAACATAAAATTTGAAAAATAAAAGTAAAGAGAAAAATTTTTTATCTGGTAGTATTTATAGATAAATAAATAAAAAATTAAATTAACAAAAAAAATATACTATGGCTGATTTACTCATGAAAATGCCGGTTCCTTATGAACCAAAAAGAAATAACCGATTTATTTTAAGTTTTGATAGTACATTGGGTTTGAACGAATGGTTCGTTGAATCATCAGGTAGACCATCAATTGACATAAATCCGGTTGAAATACCATTTTTAAACACGTCTACATTTGTTTCGGGTCGTTTCAAATGGAATCCACTCACGGTTAAATTTAGAGACCCAATTGGACCGTCAGCTACCCAAGCTATTATGGAATGGGTTCGTTTACATTCAGAATCTGTTACTGGTCGTATGGGATACGCTGCGGGTTATAAAAAACTCGTAAACTTAGAAATGTTAGACCCAACAGGTGTTGTTGTTGAAAAATGGCAACTTGAAGGTACTTTAATAACAAAAGTTGCTTGGAGTGGTGTTGGGTACAGTGATGATAAGTTGGCCGATTTTGACGTGACTTTCCAAATGGACCGTTGTATATTGGTTTACTAATATTATATTTTACATATATTGTTGATTTAAAAATCAACCTAAGTATATTTAAACACAGGGGAACATCCCTGTGTTTTTTTTATGGAAGAAAATATTAAATACGGACAAGAAAATTTTA